GTGGACGACAGCAAGCTCGGCTGGGCGTTCAACTCCGTCCTGGAGGGCTACCTGATGAACCTCAAGACTACCACCGGCGCATACATCTACCGGGATGAGATGAACAGCGGCAAACTGGCGGGCTTCCCCTACCGGGTGTCCAACCAGATCACTACCGACAGCACCGGCCTTACCGAGCTGGCCTTTGGCAACTGGGCGGACCTCCTGGTGGGCGAGCAGATGGGTCTTGAGACCTATACCACCCTGGACGGCTCCTGGGTCGATGAAGAGGGCACCCAGCACAACGCCTTTGAAGAGAACCTGGCTGCTACCCGCGCTCTCATGTACGTGGACATCGCTGCCCGTCATAAGGAGAGCTTCCTGCACGTCAAGAACATCAAGGCGTTTTAATCGGAGGCCGGGGCACACCGCCCCGGCCCCATAATTTCAACAAGGAGGAATTTCAGCTATGAAACGCGCACTTATTCAGAGTGTCAAAGTGACCCCGTACACCAGCGAGGACGCCATCAACCGCGAGGGCTTCCTCTCTGCCATTCTGGCCGTCAAGGTCGGCTCTCCCTCCGGCACCCCTACGGGACTGGCCGTGAAGCTGACTATCACTGAGAGCGACCAGCAGAGCAGCGGCTTTGCCCCTGTCAAGGATAAGCTGGTCTGCGTGGGCAACGCGCCCCTGGACGCTGCGGGCGCGATCTCCGTCTCCACTGACGCGGAGGGCGGCGAGCTGGTCAACTTCGACCTGGACCTGGTGGGCCTCAAGCAGTACGTCAAGGTCAAGGTGGAAATGGTCTGCACCGGCGGCTCTTCTCCGTCCTGCACCGCGACTGCCGCCCTGGCCCTGGGCGACGCTTCCGAGGTCCCCGTTTAATTAGGCCCTGAGAGGCCCTACAAGGAGGTTTTTGCTATGGCAAGACATTATCCCTCTGAGGGTGTGAAACCCGCCGAGAACAAGCGGGAGGCAGGCCCCAAGGAGAAGAAATCGGAAACCCCTAAGAACGACAGCAAAAAGGAGAGCGCGGGCGAGTAGCCCGCGCCTCCCCTGAGAACGGAGGCGACACCGTGGAAAATGAACCGACTGTAAAGCTGGCCTCAAACGCCATGACAACGCTCGAAGACACGATGGAGCGCCTGGGCATCCCACCGGAGGCGGCAGACACCGCCGTAAAGAACAACATCATCCGGCTTATCAATTCGGCGTCTGCCTGGATTGAGACCATCACCGGGCGAAAGTTCGGCAAGGCCACCTACACCCACAGATATGTTGCCCCCGGTGCTCAGGAGCTTGTGCTCACTCAGTACCCTATCCGGGCGGTTGAGTACGTCCGGGACACCGAGAACGGCGTGGACATTGCCCCCGGCAGCTACGACTTCACCATGACCGGAGACGTGGGCGTACTGTACCGCGATGAGGGATGGGTATTCCGCGGCTATGTCGGCGGCCTTGCGAACGACTACATAGCCCCCCGGCGCTACCTGGAAGTAAAGTTCA